CTCAATTCCATTCCTGTTAACTTTGAGTTCCTAATTCTAAACTGACTAGTAGAAGTAAAGATAATATTATATAAGTTCATTTTATTTATACCCGTTGAAAATGTGCCGTATGATGCGATGATAATTGCATCTGATTCTTTTTCTGTAATAGAACGAATCTGTTCTCTAGTTTCTGTATCTGTACCACCGAATACAAAAAAGACCTTCCTGCCATCATTTACCTTTTCTTTGATCATCTCATAAAGGACTTTACCATGCTTCTCTACATATTGAAAAAGTACAAGGGTATTTCCTTTTTGTGTTATAGATAAGTTTCTAATAATTACATTACGACTATGATTTGTAACAAGCCAATCCATCTCTTCTTGATAGTTCATTTTTTTAACTAACTGACGATCAGAATCTTTATACTCTAAAATCATTCCTATAATTTTTAAATCGGCAACCTGGTTTTCATCCATAAGTTTTTTAGTGGTTGTAACCTTGTATACAGATCCGAAGATGCCTTCTAAAACCAACTTATGTGTTTTAGTGCCATCCAAAGTTCCAGTAGTTCCTATTCTATAAGGAGTATTAGAGCATTTGTCAAGGATTGTAGTTAATGATTTTGCTTTAAACTGATGTGCTTCGTCGCCATAGACAACATCAAACTTTTCAAACCAGGACTTTGGAAACTTATAGATTGATTGCCAGGTTGAAATTGTGATAGGAAACTCGTTGGACTTTTCTTTGCCACCGTAAATCCTATGACAGTTTTCAGAGACCTTCCAATCAACTGCTGTAGCATAGTCTTGAAAGTCTCCGTACATCTGTTCTACCAACGAAGTGGTTGGTACTATGATTAATTGTTTTCTTCCTAGCTGTTGATGATAACGAACCAGGGAATATATAATGAGAGACTTGCCTGAAGCAGTGGGAGACAATAGGAGACTCCTACCTCTATTAATTGCTTCTGTGATTCCGTCAACTTGATAGTCTCTAACTTCAATATCTTTTCCATTGCTTTGTAGTTTTAACTCCTTTGTAAAGGTTTCAACGTAAGTCTTTGATACGGGATCGCCAATATCTTTGACATCTAAATTTAAATCGTACTCCAGTGTGTTGGCAAACTCTTGCAAATACGGCAAAAGCCCAACATATAATTCTTTTCTGTATATGTTAAATAATCTAGCTTTACCGTCCCACATACGATTACGGTAAAGAGGCATAAAACGAGCACCTGGAACATCAAACGTAAAATAGTCGTTGAGTTCTTGAGCGATACCTGGATCAGTATCGACTAATAAATGTACTTCGTTTTTCTTTGTGACTTTGATCATAACAAACCGTTCGTGAACTTAGTCCACTCTACTGCATTCTTGATATCCCATGTACGACTGTTCAGGGATCTCATGACAGTTTCAACAAATTGGAAACATGTTTTAGCATACTCTAACCTGTCTGCAAGTTTTATAATATCTGCATCGCTATCTAAAAACTCTTGCATTTCATTTTTAAGTGGCTGGTTTCCCAAATACTGATCCCAACCAAGAGCCTCTAACTCTTCTCTACTGAGTTCACCTCTGTAGTATTTCCACTTTGTCCTACGTAAAGCAAGCATCTGAGATTCATACTTACGAACCATAAGTCTATAGTTAGACAAATGATTTAAATATTTAGAATGTAACTCTGCTGTACGAACTGACTCTGAGCCTAAATTAAGCTCATCTATTTTACAATCCTGTTGCCACATATTCTGTATTTCATCAAGTCGCATAATATACTCCTAGGTGCTATATATAAGACATTATACACGAAACGGTAAAGATGTCAACGGTTAAGAATACCGTTTATATTTCTGCACTGATAATGTATTGTCTATACCTAAATGTAGCTAGTCCTTGGAAATACTCTGTATTACCTGAGGATATATCAAAGTCTAACCCACTTAAAGCAATAGGGAAAGCATCTTCAAATATAATTCTAGCGATTGGGTTATTATTAGAGTCCAAAACGAATAATGTGGCATCGCTTTTTTCTCCTAAATTGCCCTGTCTATGTTGCTTAAGATCAGGGAACCTGTAAGCCTGTTTTTGGGCATACTCTTTATACTCATCATGGTCTTCTGGGAAACCCAAACCCCTAAGCCAATTATAGAGTTCAGTATAGTTTAAAAGGTTCTCCTGTATTAGGAACCTAATTTGTAGCTCGCCAAACTGTAACTTATCGCCCGGTTCAGCATAGTCCACTAAGGGTGTTGCTACAATAGGAGTACCCATTGAAACATCCGGTATGTTTGCAGACTGACAAAAGAAAGACACGTTTGGAATATTGTGAACTAAAAACTTAAATCCGTTTGGCCTTAAATAATCTAACTCACTTGGATTGCTAGCTTCAAAACTTGCCTCTGTTATGTTTATCAGTTTGTCTACCACTACCTACCTTGCCCTCTATACTTTTTATATGAACGTTTTTTATGCTTGTTCATATGAGACATTGAGCACTTTACGCTCCTGCCTCTGCCACCTACACCTTGCGAGGTAGCTTTTTTAACGTGGTTAATCACTGCTTTACCACTGTTCCATTGTTTAGCCATAATATTACTCCTTTAACTAACGTTATTTATAAAACAAAAAAAGAGGGGCTAATGCCCCCCTTCAAAAATGTTCCCTAGGGGAATCTTTTTATTTTTATTACATAAGGTTTGTAACCTTAACTGATCTGTAGTATTGGTTTCTATCTGCAGTAAAGTTATCTGCGTCTGTAGAACCATCGGATGCCAATACAAACGGGTTAGCGATCATTCCATATCGAGTTTTGAAACCGATTTTAGGCTGGAATGTGCTAGGATCAATTGCTCTGACCATCTGTAAAGGAACATACGGACAGTAGAAAAGACCTGCGTCATAAGGGCTAGTTCCTTTGTAACCTACAACATAGAACTGGCTAGCAGCGCCTGTGTTTGCAGAATAAGGATCAATGTATACTCTGTAGCGACCGTTTAATACACCAGCGAAAGTGTTACCTGTGTCATCAACGTTTAAGTTAGTTGAAAGTGCTGGAGCGTAGTCAAGTACACCTGCCATTGCCATTGCAGAAGCTACGTCTGCGGAACAGATAATAAAGTTACCTTTTCCTCTACGTGTGTCTTGTGCAATTACGTTAGCGTCTCTTTCGATG